TAGGGACTAACAAGGTTAATTCTGCGTTGATCTCCAAGATGAAAGGTAGACAGTGGAACGTCCCTATCTTCCTCCTGGAAGGTAGTAAGACGGCCAATATGGTCGCAGATCGTGCGACCCATCTCGCTCTCATGGCTAGAGAGCTCCGGCGTGGTCATTTGATCACGTTCCTTTCCATGTTTCATCCCAGCGTTAAAAAGCCGGGGAATGTAACTAGGAGAGGGCAGCGCTTCAACAAGGAATTCGGTCGTGACCCTTCTGGGGCTGCGTCGAATGCTTGGTTGGAGTACCGCTACGGATGGCGCCCGTTCATGAAGGACGTGCAAGACGCTGCAAATGCGCTGATGGACTCGGTCGATAGACCTGCGAATCGCGTCGGCTCCGTTCGCTCATCTGACAAGGTGAGTAGAATGGAGACGATTAGCAATCAACAGATCTTCAGCGACTCGGCCACCAACGCAGTTGTGCGTGGCGATTACGTCAGGACGTTGAATGAAAGTCTCAGGGCAACCTGGAGATTTCAAACCAACGCAGCGGATCTTCCATCCCGCTTCGGGATGGTGAACCCGCTTGAGGTAGCTTGGGAATTACTGCCATTTTCCTTTGTGGCAGATTGGTTCCTCCCTATCGGGAGCTACCTCAGTTCTCTGGACGTCCCCTTCAGGGTTTCACACCTTGGGGGGACTTACGGACGTCGGATCGAAACCAGGCAGGTAACACTTGCCAGGCAGTTGACTCCTAGTTCATATAGTTGGAGTGGCTTTACTGGCCACGGCGACTATGTAAAGGTCCAGAGGACGAAAATGCTGAGTGTACCGAGCATCCAACTTAATCAGATGTCGGTAAATTTTGACCTCAGCACTAATCAGGTCACCTCAGCGGTGGCTCTGTTAAGGCAGCAACTCGAAAGGCTGCGCCGATAGAGAGTCTCACGACTCGCTCTGGGGGACATGTTGTCCCTTGGAAACTTTCTCACGAAAGGAGCTAGCTCAATGGCTGCTCAAGCAAACATTGTCATCAACGATGGCGCGACGACCCCGGTGGCCCACACCTTCAACCCGAAAGGGGCGAAGACGCAGCCGGACAAGAAGGACCTGGCGATCTGGAAGGACCAGTCCCCGACTTCCTCAGTTGGGTATTTGTCCATCTCGGAAACCCATACTCCTGTCAACTCGAATGGAATGGAAAAGTTTCGGTTCGTCATTGACGTACCGACTTTGGAATCGCCGGCTTCCGGCGGGACCTTTGCTCCTCCTCCCACTCGAGCGTACGGCACAATCGCCGTAATCGAGGTCTGGGCACACGAACGTGCTTCGGATCAGGAGTTGAAGAACATCGCAGCGTTTGTTAAAAACTTCGCTGCGACTACGTACTTCAACGATGTGATCGTGAAACGCGAACCTGCATGGTGAGTCCTCATGGGCTCGCCGCGCGATAGTTCGCCAACACCTCAATCACGGGTGCCTGTAAAGACAATCGTGACTGTGTTGATCATCCTGACCCTCTCCGGTGGGGGTCGGCCTGTACTTGATCTAATCAAGGAATTGCTATGCTCCATAGTACCGAAGTGCAGCTCTCAGCTGTCCCCTTCAACTCCAACTCTGGAGTTGCCACCGACCGGGAGGTCAGTGGACGAAAGTCAAAGCCTTTAAATAAGTCCCGGGCGGTTCCTGCCATCCTTCACAGGGTGACATCGGACCATGCCGATAGGCTTATCTTTGACTACCTCGAAGCTCTTGATTCGTCAAGAGCCTTGACTGTCTGGTTGCTCTACCGCGACGGTGAACACCGTCAATTGGTCGAGTTGGCTATAGACCCGTTGCACTACGAGAGCGCTGATTTATTTCGGCGTGATTATGCTGCGACTAAATTCCTTTCAAAATGTGTTGGTCTTCGGACTGGCATTGACTTGGAAGGGGTGGCCTTAGCCTCTGCTGAAGAAGCAGAACTTCAATGCTCACAGACCAATAAACGGATCAGGGGCTGGCGATCAAACGTGGGTGTGAACCCATCTGAGTCGTCCCGGATTTACCGGGCGATTCAGTTGATTGCCAGTATCCTTGGTCCGCTCCCGAGTCATTTTACTGACGTAGGGTGGTCTCCAGGAAGGACTTCGTCCTCGATGGGAGTTGAAGTAGCTAGTGTTTATAAATATACTAGCCGACCAGACGTAACAGTGATCGCCCGTGACGCCGCCTTGCGGCTGTTACGGGATTCACCTCTTTGGGGCGCTGCAGTTCTTAACGCTGATGCGCCTGTCACCGTGCTTCCCAGCGCGATGACGATCAAAGAGGGGAATACAATGATCACTGTCCCGAAATCCGCGAAGACTGACAGGGTCATATGCTATGAACCGCATATGAACATCCGCCTACAGCTTGCTGTAGGTTCATTCATCCGCCGCCGCCTCAAGAAGGTGGGAGTGGATTTGAATGATCAGTCTGTTAACCAACGGCGTGCCCTTGCGGGATCCCTTTCGGGGGAATTCGCCACCATCGATCTTTCGATGGCGAGCGACACTCTGGCTTTGGAACTCGTTTACGAGTTATTGCCAGTGGATTGGGCTAACTACCTTAATTCACTGCGCTCAAAGCGCACAATTTGGCCTGACGGCTCGATACGGACCAATGAGAAGTTTTCCTCAATGGGAAATGGATTCACGTTCGAACTCGAGTCATTGATTTTCTACGCTCTCGCGAGCGCGGTGGTCAATAATGTCAGTGTGTATGGTGACGATATCATCGTTCCAAATCACGCATTCCAGGAGGTTAGCGATCTCTTGGTGGCGTGTGGCTTTCGACTTAACATGCGAAAGTCATTCGCGACTTCCTACTTCAGGGAGTCGTGTGGATGCGATGCGTTCCGCGGTGTAGATTGTACTCCTGCTTACCTCCGCGCGCTACCAAAGCGCAAAGAGGATGTTGTTAAGCTCCACAATGCAGTACGCGCGTTTGCGGGTCGGGGACTTCGGCCCCCAATTCACATAATGCGAATGCTGCGGAAGTGGAGAGACATCCATACTCTGACCCATGGCCCTTCGGGCTATGGTGACGGTCACTACCACGTTGACTTCGAAGATGCGTCCCCTCAAAGGGCGCCCGACGGATTAGACGGGTGGTGGTATAAGTCGTTCACACAATCTTTCCGTGTGAATTGTCTGTATGGCGATCGCGTATCCGGGCGTTTCTCGGATCAGTACTCCTTTGGGGCGTTATGCGCTTCACTGGGGCCGAAACAGGTGAGGGATGTTGTATCCTCTTCTGTTGATCGACGGTATTGGAGTTATAAGCTACGTAGGGGG